GCCTGAAGGCGTTTCTGATTCTGTTTGGCAGGAATTCAAATCTTTGAGGAAAGCCAAGAAAGCCCCGATAACCCAAAGAGCCATTGATGCCATATCCAGTGAAGCAAAGAAAGCTGGTTGGACTTTAGAGAAAGCCTTGGAGGAATGTGTCGTTCGTGGTTGGCAAGCATTCAAAGCAGATTGGGTTGTCAAACCAAACCCCGCAGACATTGTGAGGCTCACAGTTCCATCAAAGAATGAGCCTGACCCTGCTTTGCTGAAGATTGCAGAGGATGCGAAAAAAGCAGCACCTATTCCGCTAGAAGTGTTGGCTAGGATGGCTCAAATTAGGGGCAGAGCATGAAAGTGTTGCCAATAAACAACTTTGAAGTTGAGCCTTGGTTGCTTGAAAAACACTATGCCAAGCGTATGCCACAAATAATGTTTGCGTTTGGGCTTTACAACGATGACATTCTGGTTGGCGTAGTGACTTATGGCATTCCTGCTTCGCCATCACTTTGTATGGGAATCTGTGGCAAAGAATATTCAGACAAAGTTTTAGAGCTAAACCGAGTTTGTTTGTTGGACAACCACAAAAACGAAGCATCATTCCTTGTTGCGAACTCAATCAAGTTATTGCCAAAACCAATGATTGTTGTTTCTTATGCTGACACAGGCAAAGGTCACGTAGGTTACGTTTACCAAGCCACCAATTTTCTTTACACAGGACTTTCTGCAAATAGAGTTGATTGGACAATTAAAGGACAAGAACACAAGCATTCAAAAACCATAAGTGATGGCTTGACATTGGAGGAAATAAAAGAACTTCATGGTGATGATTTTTATTACACAGAGCGTTCAAGAAAACATAGATATATCATTTTTCATGGTTCAAAAACTGATAAAAAAGTTTTACGCTCTAAATTGAAATACGAAGTTATGCCATATCCAAAAGGCGACTCTGAGAGATATGACTCTGGAACAACTGTAAAAACCCAACAACTTTTATTTGTATGAACTACTTTGAAGCCATGAGACTGCTAGACAGAGTTAAGGAAGGCGTACCATATCCCGTACGTTTAATCAATCAAGCATTGGAGTTAACTGGTGATCTGGAGCAGACGTAACATTCAAGGCCCAAGCGATAGAGTAATCCTAGAGCAAGCAGAAGCTCGGGAGCTTTATCGCAATTGGGAAACAAACAAGGACAGAGACTTTGTGCGTGGCAGACTTGAGAGAGCCGAAAGAATCTATGGCATAGGTGCTAGAGACAGAATCCGAGAATATATGAACCGAATCAAAGATGGAACACTTCTATGACATTTATGGTCACTTTCAAAGTAGACGCTAACCCTGTTGGCAAACAAAGGGCTAGGTATGTCAAAAGGGGAAACTTTGTGCAAACTTACACCCCTGAGAAAACTAGAACCTATGAGACTTTAATCAAAGATGCTGCAATCGAGGCAATGGGTAGCTCAGAGCCACTAGAAACCCCCGTAAGCCTTTATTTGTACATCAGAGTACCAATCCCTAAGTCATGCACTAAAAAGCGTCTAGAAGCCATTTCTGATGGGTCAGAGAAGCCAACAAAGAAGCCTGACGCTTCAAATATCCTAAAAAGCGTAGAAGATGGCATGAACTCAGTTGTTTACAAAGATGACTCGCAGATCATAAACATCCACGTTACCAAGGTTTATTCAACTCTGCCAGGCGTTGATATTTGCGTAAAAGAATGCCTAGATTAGGGTAAATACCTATGGTATTACGCAAGCAATTAGGTAAGATTTAATTTTTAACAGGAGTTACATCATGGAATCAACTTGGGAATTTGACACAACAATCGGTCAGGGTAGTGAAGTAGTGACAGTTGTCTATCAATACGAAATAGACGAGGACAAATCCACCTATAACGAATCAGTTAAGGAAGTTTGGTTTGAAGGGCGTGATATTGTGGGATGTATGTCACAAGAGGCTTGTGCTGAATTGGAAATGGAAGCAGCAATGCGTTTTCAAAATCACAAACTCAACTACAAAATGGAGGATGTATGACCAAAGAAAACATCATTCGCTTGGCAATAGAACACACCATCAATGGTCTAAAGTTTGATGAAGAGGGTCTTTTGCGCTTTGCCAAACTGGTTGCAGAGCATGAGCGTGAGGCTTGTGCAAAGTTATGCGATGAACTCGATCAGAAATTATGGGAAGATATGGGCGAGTCTATGAGTGGTTATGGCGAAGCAATCAGGGAAAGAACATGAGCGATAACCCCCACAAGGCCATACAATTCCTGATTGACACGGCAGAACCCTATAGCAGGGCTAAAGCTAGTCGAATCTACCTTGAGGGTTTTTTAAAGTCCCGTAAGGCACAGCTCATGGCACAAGCAGGAACTGAGGTTCTTGGCAAACAAGAGACCTATGCTTATGCCCATGCCGATTATGTAGGCATCTTAGAGGGCATCAGGGAAGCCGTAGAGATCGAGGAAAAGTATCGTTGGATGATGACCGCAGCACAGGCTAGGATCGAGGTCTGGAGAACTGAGCAGTACTCAGCCCGAATGGAAATCAAAGCAACCCAATGAACAACAAGCTGAACGCAAAAGAGAGATTGCACCTGGCAAGGGTTAAAAGTCTCCCATGTTCAGTATGCGAGGCATCAGGGCCATCAGAAGCCCATCACTTCAAACAGGGGCTTCAGTATACTTGCATCGCTTTGTGTGTAGATTGCCATCGCAATCCAGTAATGGGATGGCATGGACAAAAGAGGGCTTGGGCTATCAATAAAATGGACGAAATAGACGCATTGAATGAAACCATTCGCAGATTGTGCGAGGAAATGCCCACCAAAGGGTCTAAAAGCCCGTTCTAGGCGGTTTTAAGGGCTTGTCAATACCAACTATGCCAGACGTAAAAAAACCCTCCGTAGAGGGCTTTTGGGTTTATCGTTTTCCTGAGAGTATTCGCAGAATTAGGGCAATGCAAGCATAGATCACACGCCAACCCTTTCAAGACAATCTAGGGCATCAGCTTTGCATTGTTCAACTTGGTCTACTGTTAAACCAAGGGCCAATTTTTCCGCTAATTCGCTGGCTTTTTGTGCTTTTTGGTCATCAGGGGCAACTAAGGCCAACACCAGGCATTGTGTGAGTGCTTCAATTTGTGTCATTTTTAGCCCCTTAAAATTGACGATAAACGATTGAACTATCTGTCTCACCTATCAAAGCCCCTTGATCTGCTAAAAAATCAAGTACTTGTACTTTTTGTTCGTCTTCGTTTTTGCTTTTGTCCAATTCAATAGAACTATCATAGTCCGCTGCTATTGTTTGCCAATCTGACTCAGCAAAATCACAACAAATAGCGATAACATCGCACTCTATTTCTTCTCTAGCAGATTGCTCATAATCTTCAAAGTAATCAAAAAGGATTTTTTGACCTTGATATGAAAAATTATCAGGGCGAATTTTTTGGAATAGATCACGGAATTCTGAAAAGTTTATGGTAGTTTTCATGTTGACACCTATTTGAAACCCTGCGAATTGCAGGCCACAAACCCCTAAAACAAGGGTTTGCAGTCTGAAATTAGGCGGCTTTTTGCTGCACTTGCATAAAATCAGGGTTTAGCCCTTGATAAGTGCCTGGCTCATTACGCATGGGCATGACAACAACAACTGCATCGTTTTGGTTATTGTGGATAGTTCCTGAATCATTGCCCCTTTGATGCAATGGGAAAACTTTTCCTTTTTTAGCCCCGTAGAACATGGCTAATGCTTCGTTACCCTTAACTAACAATTCAGGGTCAAAATTGCTGGGTTTCAATTCTGTAAACAAATCACGGGAGGGAACTACACGGGAAATATCGGGATAACGTGCATCTATTGCCTGAAAACGGGCATTGCCCAGCAAATAATAGTCCTTTGCACCCCCTTCAATCGTTTCAAGATCGATAAATTCGGCCTTTTTATCAATGGCCTTTATGGTATCGGAGGGAATAATTATCTGAAACCCGTATGATGCTGGTGCATCGATAACGTCAATCGGGCATTGTCCAGCAAATAAAATGTGTCCATCAGTCCCGTAAACCATTGCAATTTGAGGGTGATTGATTGATACGCAAACGCCCTGCAAATAGTAACGAAGGTCTTTTTTTGCTGCACAAATTAGAGCTGCACGCAAAACGCTAGTTTTTAAAGTGATTTTCATGTGATCGCCTATTCAAAAAGTTAAGAAAACCCTAGTCAAAACGCTAGGCCAATAGCCCCTAGATCAAGGGCTATCAGTCTAAATTTTAAGCAAATTCAGGGTTTTTTACATCATGGATAATTTTGCAATACTCTATCCATTCTGCATTTGTCATTTCTTTATGTGTCTCAAATGTAACCCCGTTAAGGGTTATTTTTTCGAGCACAAATGCTTCAGTTGCACCATTGGGAACACCATTAGACAAATAGGGTTTGTGGCCAATAGTGCGGCCAGTTGATAAAGTGATATTTTTACGCATTGTGAAAGCCTATAAGTTAAAAATTAGATTCTAGGGGAATGAAACCCCTAGGCAATAGGGATAAACCCTTACTGTATGGGGTCAGTTTGCGACACGTGAAACACTGTTGACCTTCTGCAAAGCATAAAACTGTTTTCGCTGTTTTTGTCCTTTGCTGGAATCCATGTAACTACTTTCACACCATGTTCACCCTTTTTTACTTGTCTATTAAGGGCTAACCATGCGTTATAGGTGAACACGTTTTCACGGGGAATAATGTCGCTGGCTTGAATTCCCTTATCGGCAAACCCTTGCATGATTGCCTGGTAATTGGCTAATGAGTCCCCGTTTTTAGCCCTATTGAGTGATTCTATTGATTGTGTGATCTTATCCATGATTTTGAACGCCTATTAAAAATTGTGAACTATTTTACTAAAATATCAAAGTATGCAAGTAAACCCGCACACAATGACAAACCCAAAATTATCGCTGCAACAATGTCCTTATGATTGTCATTCATTGTTTGCCCCTTATCCGTTTTTAGCGATAAGGTTAAAGGAACGCAAATAGTCTCTAGCAGCTTGATAAGTATCGGTCATGATCTTATCGGCCAATTCGCCCCGTTTGTAGAGTTTGACGATATAGTAACCGCCTGGGAATGTACGTTCAAATGTAGTGTAATTCCCGTTTTTTTGCTCAGTGATTTTCATGATGTAACGCCTATTTGTTGCACTTTCCGATTGAAAGTAAAGTAATTATCGGGTTAGAAAAGAAAAAAACCATAGGTGTTTTCCCTTAGATGCTAGAATTATTTTAATTTAATTGTTTTGCAAGGTTAGACAATGGCAAGACCCCCTAAGGTAGATACAGTGCAATTTAGACGCAAGCTGGATAACCCCAAGCTGCAGATTCTATTGAGTGCTGGACAAGGGAATATTAGCCAGGGATTCGAAAACCTATTGAGCCTATATCAACACTTGCATGGTATCGGATATAGAACTGATAGCCCATTGGAGACAATAGGGTTAGTAACTAACCTAGGCGAAAAGAAAAGGGATAGCCCTAACCATGTCAATTAATAGGTAATAGGGTAAGGGAATAGACAAGGGTTAGATAAGACAAGATCAATTCAAGTACATCAAATTAGGTGCACCCTCTACTCTCTCCCTTCTAAACGCAAATAAGAATCATTCGCATTTAGACAAGGTAAGGGTAAACCCTATGACTGTATGTATGGCCAGTACTGTATAGAAGACCATGAGGGTAAACCCTAGGTGTAGAGAATGTCTGGGGGGGGGAGGGGGTAGGTTGGGTTGGTAGATATTTGTGT